AAAGGAAACTGCTGTTAAATCTAAACCAGCATCGTTAGGGTTAGCATAACTAGGTAATACTGCGTCTTCTTGTAATTTCTTAAATTTTAATTCCATATTATTTTCTTACTATATTGTGTCCTAATATTATTTCTGTCATTTGAGCTGCTAAGTTTGCAGCATAATCTTCTGCAAATTGACTACGATTCGTGTCCTGTAGTATCTGTCTCAGATACAGTAGTATCACTTGTTGATTCAGTAGTATCTTGTCTAGTTTTTCTTCCATGCTTTGCATAGTATAATAATGCAATACTATTCCATGCTATTGCTGCTTCATGTCTTACTTTAGTTTCTGGATCAAATTCTTCATAAGTAGAAGTGTATAAGTGTCTTAATAATGCACCTTTATATCTTTCATAACCATTCTCTAGATTCTGCCAATTATTGTCACCATACTTCTTAGCACCTTCTGTATATACTCTGGCAATATCTTCAAGACAATCAAGAGGCATTAATTCCCATCTTGTTTTGTCATCTTTCTTGTCATTCTTTTTTCCTTCCTTTTGCATTCTATAAAATCTTCAAGTTGTTCCACACACCAAGTAACTAAATAAGCATATTGTTCATTTCCTTCATTATATCCTTCTGCATTCATTGATAAATAATCATATACAGCATCTGCATAATGGATTGATTCATGAGCTAAAGTAGAACAATGGAAATCATCTAGTACTATTAATATACCAACAGCTCTAGAATATTTCTCTCTGACCAAGAACGTAGCTCCCATTACACTACTTAGTTTGGGACGATCTCTTTCTGGTTCATCATTTCTAAGTTCTTTGGTAGTAAGAAAGAAATCAAAAAAATCACAAGCATCTTCCCAATCATCCAGAGTAGTAACATAAAGATTTACAGGATATAGATTTTGATATAAAAAAGCTTTAGTTGTTTTGTTTTTCATTCTCTCTGGTTTTTTCATACTTTCTTTTTGGTTTGATTTTGAATAAATACCCAAACATTATTGTTTTAGTATCTTCATCATTTGAAATAACTCTATTTGCAAATTTAAACGGGTGATTACAAATTACTTCTACTACTTGATGTGGAATATTATATTTATTTGCTAATTGTATATAGATATTAGAAGTTTTTTCCTTTTGAATCATATACTATTCTATAGTATTTATTTTTAAGCAAACCATCGATTGTAAATGATTCTACGTCTATTGTAGAAGGTCTAATTATATTTATCACACTAAACACATCCTTTGTGTCGTTGTTCATCATAACGTGTTCTACTACTTCTAACTTAAGAGCTTTTTCTTCCTTTTTACTATATGGTTTGATAGGTTCTAAAATTATATATCTATCTTTTTCTTTTACTTTGATGTTCGTGGTTTCTACAAACATAGAAGAATTTCCAAAGTAAAGAGTATACTTATTAAATGGTAATTCTTTTCTCATTAATTTATTCCACCAACATTTTAGTAAACCATATTTCTTATAGATAAGAATGGAACCTGATTTTATATCTAAACATTTCATTTTATTCTCAGTATTATCGTTAGTTGCAAACGATCTCCAATAACAACTGGTATCAGAGCCTTATTTACGCTAAGTTCGTCTTCAGCAGGTCCAGCTATCAAAATGCCCTTCTCTTTGAAAGACTTAATGTATCTACTTAGGTTATCCTTAGTAATACCTAAATTCTCAATGATATATTTTCTATTATATCTGTTTGCTACATTCTTATTTGTATTAGGTTCCTTAACGTATTCCATATCCATTTTAATAAGTGTAGCCATTAATTCAAGTTCCCTATCAGTTAACCTAAGTATTCCATTAAGCGCTTGTAAAAACTCTGGTATCAATTCTTCATTTGATACGGTTTTTACTAGTTTATTCATTTATGATTGCCTCGAGTTTGTTTAACAATTTCATCATATTGAAATATACAGTATCATGCTCTACTTTCACACAAGTTTGAATTTTACCTTCCTGATACTTTTTCTCAATATTGTTCTTACGTTGATTGTAAGTATTCTTCAATTGAGCAATAATAGTACGAATCTGTTTGATTTTCTTCTCATCGTTAGATTCAACAGTAACATTTTCAATTGGCTCAACTAAACCACTTTTAGCATATTCCTCAATCGTATCACATGATACAGCTACGTTTACTTGGGAATAATAATTTTGTGAGTCAGAAGATTTCTCATCAGAGAATGTATACATATCGTTATCCAATGTAAGGATATCGCCTGATTTTAATACGCCAAAAGGTTTAATAACTTTATATTCTGTAATCATAATTATTTAATGATATTTATTATTTGTTTCATTTTATCTTCTCCAATTTTTCTTGAAGAAATCGTAGTTTCTATACCTAATCCTGAACAAGGATCTTTCCAAGCTTTACATACTTTGCAGTATTCTTTGCTTTTCCGTTTAGCATCAAATGGGCATTTTTCCTTGACTGTTGTAATAGTAACTCGGTAATCTGACATAGTATTTATTTTTTAATAGTTCCAAGTGCTAATTTAATCCACTTGTTTACGTCAAAATCAGGATCTTTTTCAGATATGATTCTGCAATTGTTTGAAGAATCACATACTTCGTATTGTTTGGGTTGGGTTACTAAACCCATTAGACTAATTGCTTCATTCTTGGATAATGTTAATTCTGTAGCATTTTCCATGGAAGGATCATTAACGTCTTCTGGAACAAATACCTTAACTGTACCATCATCTTGTATTTGAATGAACTTTGAGTACTCACCCAACATGTTATTTATCATTTCTTTAATCATATTCACATAACGCAAATATTCAAAAAAAGTTGCAAATTTTATACAATAAAAAAGGGGTTAACTTTATGCTAACCCCTAGTACATCCAACTACAACCACGATTAATTAAGACTACGCTTAGTCTTTAAAATATTTTTCTCCTTTTACAAAGGCTACTACATTATAAGGATTTACTAATTGACTATCTTTAAACAAATCAAAATCAATCGATGCTTTCCTAGGATATGCTACCACATCACCTACTTCAGGATGATTGTTTTCATCTTGCCACTGATATCCAGATGGCAGACGTAATACAATACCTTTTCTGAATGTAGTTAACACTTTTTCTTTAACTGTTTCAGTGTCATTGATATCATAACCATTTTCGTCCTTTTTACCAGTCTCTACTGGCTTAATAATTTCTTTCTCTACGTATTCATCCTCTAAGGGCTTAACTATCATATCCTTAGTAGGGATATACACTAAACCGTCTATAACGGTCTTTAATATGTCATGTTGATTTTCCATGCTAACTAAACGTACTTAATTAATTTTTGTTCTATTACTCTGAAATTTTTCTTAGAATATGACCACCAGCACTACAACAAATACCTTGTGCAACATTATTTAGACACCCACTAAAGTTTTCAAATTGTCTAAAATAACATCCTCTGCATCCATCATATGCTCTGATTATTTTAAAATCATCACCATTTATGTTAACAACTCCTTGTCTAATCATTTCTAAGTATTTTGGTTCATTCATCATGATATAGTTTGATAATAA